AGGGAAATCATTGAGTCCGTTCCATCGTTCGGCGGTCGGTATGGATACATTGGTTTCATTGGTTTCATGTTACTGGTGATCCTGTGCCTTCGCCGATTTCGTCATCGTCTGGATCGATCATAAAAGCGCAGATTTTATAGAATCAAGCAAATTGCAGTTGTCCTCTCCCAAAGCAGCATTGATTGCTTCAGAACTAATAGCAGGGACAGCAGGACGAGCAGGTCTGGCAGGCATCTTACGACCATCTGGAAGAGTCTGCTCAGGTGTCGCTTCGGCAGCGGCAATGGCAGGGATTCCTTCGGTGCGAATAGCGTCCACTCGTTTTGCGGTGTTCAGGATTTCGTTTACAAGACGCGCTGCGACTTGGTTAGCGATGACGGACTCGGTTGGAGTAATTTCTTGTAGCATATATTTAGTTATAGGTGAGAGTTTTAGAGTAGAGACGTGACGATCCAAGCAGTTCCGTTGTAGCATACAAGGCATTTCGCTGATGCCCCGCCGACAACTGCTGATCCGATTACTGGCGTGTCTGCGTCATTGACGTAGGCGATTGTGCCTTCGTTACCAACAAGAGAAACGACTGCGGTTGGAGTCAGCGTAGCACCAAAACTAAAAACAGGTGTTCCACTTGACCAGTCAACGCAAGTAGAACCACCAGTTCCGCAGAGTTGTCGATCCCCCCAATTTATTGCAAAAAGATTATCGCTGCCAGTCAGAGAACGGTAAATCCAATCAAGTGAAATTTCAGCTCCGTCATAAAGGTAGCCGTTATACCAATCGGCTGAGACTGATACGCCGTCAGAGGCGATGAGTTGGCGGTTAGCCCAATCAAGAGCCATTACTCCAACTGAATCATAAAGTTTGCGGATCTGCCAACTAAGGGAATACGATCCATCTGAATGATAAAGGTCACGGTTAGCCCAATCAATAGAGGGGATGTAGGTTCCATTGTAGTCGCCTAATACTCCGTTTGCCACATCAATATATCTCGAAGGGGAATCAGCATCAAAGATTAGATCGACTCCTAAAGTTATTCCAATAGGTATGGCTATATTAGTTGAACTAGACCAATTAAGCATCTCCGCACCGTCGCCTGTAATAAGTTTACGGTTTTCTTGATCAATAGAAATATCATTTGCAGTGTCTCGGATTCCTTGATACACCCACACAGCAGTATTTGTTGTCGCGTCCGTGCAAACGTAAACTGTGCCATCATCAAGGATACGACGAGAGCCGATGACGTAGCCTTTGGTATCATCATCGGTGGTAGTTGGAACTGCCGTGAAGCCGAACATCTCAGTGCGAATGGTGAAGCCGTCTTGACCCATCACATAGAGTCTTCCTGCTTCCCATTTAAGTTCGTAGTCAACAGAGCATTTAAGAGCAATGCCTCCGCTTGCATCCGCGTCAGTTGTGCCTTCTTGTAGTCTTGCACCATTATCAAATGTTATAATAGCATCTTCATCCATCGTGCCTCCTGCGAGGGGAAGAAAGACATCTGCTGGATCGGATTCTTGCAAGAAGGTGTCCATAGCTGCGGATAGTGTTAAGTCAGGCATGTTGTGTTATGGTTGTATATATGTTGATATTCCATCAGGACGATTATAGTCGCTTATTCCATCTGGACGTTTATAAGAGAAAGAAGAACTTACAGATGTACCAATGAATCTATATCCAGCATCAAAAGGAGTTATGAATAAACCGCTGTTTTGACCAAGATCATGAATCTTCCGATTATATTCCCTAATCAAGTGATTATCAAAATCCGTTTTTAAAGGATCTTGTGAGCTATTATAAAGACCGATTACTAAAGTTTTATAACTAGCCCAAACGCCACTCTCAGATGAGAAATCGGAATGTATTTCAGATTGTAAGTGTCTTGGCATTATTGTTAATTACACATTTTTTGCCAAGTATTTCTCCAAAATTGTTTTAATCAGAATAAAATTACTTTTTGATGAATTTTTCAGGATCTGCTTGGAATTTTTTCCCAAGTTTAATGATTCCATTGATTATTTCTGGGCTAATTACGCCGATAACACCATAGCAAATTGCTTTATAAAGTGAAGAAATATCTGTTTGCTCCAAAATAAACCAAGCAATAGAAGAAGAAATAGCCGCAGCAGTAATTTTTTTAGCGTATTCGACAATGCCGACTTTTTTCTGCGCTGATAGCAAGCGAGCGAACATCGCTGCCGAACCAATGAGTGGGATAATCCATCCTCCGTCTAAAAATTCCTTAATCAATGATTTCTCTGGCTCCATTTTAAATATTTACACTATTTTTTTTTTATTTAAAATGTTTTTTTAATGCTTCGTGAAATTTAGTAAACTGCATCGGATTAAGATCTCTTTTTCGGTTCGGAGAAACTGTTCTGTGATCTGTAACCATGTCGGGAGTGATGTCCCATTTCTTCATAAGCGGTAAGATATATTCAAGTGCAGACTCTATTGCGGCAAGCTGTAGGGGTTCCGTATAGGAGCTGCGCTCAAACGCTACACCGATAGCCCAATTATTGAGACTCGTCTCGCCTTTGAAGGTGCTAGTGCCAGCATGATACGCTCTATTGTCATCACGATTTGTAACAGTGCGTCTACCGTCACGCGCAACAATACAATGATAACTAGCGTATAATCTCTTACCATCGGACGGATTGGTGATGCGACTTGTCCAGTCGATTGATCCGCTGTAATTACCTTCAGTATCGTGCATAACGACGGCTCTGGGAGTAATTTTACGAGCATAAGGTCCATTTGTCTGTGGTGACAGAGCAATTTTTTCAGGATATTTATTCGGCATTTTATCTGATATTTGGGGAGCAGAAAACGACGAACTTGAAGTCGATTTTTTCGCTCCAAAAAAACTCACAAGTTTTAAGAAAAGATTTTTCACTTCTCTATGTTTACACTTTATTTTTAAGTATTTAATATTTCTTGCAAAAATTGATAAACCATTTTGTCTATATCTGTAGCTTTTCTGATTTGATCTTCTATTTCAAAAGAATGAGAAGAATAAACTACTCTTTTGTGGAACACTGATTCTTCATTGTCGCTTTCATCTGTTCGTATGTAATATGAAACATCCCAATCGAAACGAGCGCAAATATATTTGATTGTAATATCTTTTGCTTCTGAAGCAGATAGGTTAAAATCGACTGTGTGAGATAGTTTGGCTTTAATCATAATAAATTGATTTCTAATGGTGCGAATTGTTCAATTTCACGGCAAAAACATTGAATTTGAAGAGCATCAAAATCCTTGATGCAACTCTTCAGTGTCGATATCTTTTCCATGAATTTAGTATAGTCTTCTTCTTGACTGTAAACTGTTTCTGTTTTTTTATCTCGAATAAAAGTATTTTCGATTTCGTATTTTACAGGATCAATAACAAGTTCCAATGGATGGTAACTACATGACCCCAGAATGTAATTGACGATGTCTTGATATTTGATGCGAATTTTCATATTATCAGTAGAAAACTTCTAGCGTGTGTTTAAACAGTTTACAGTTGATTTGCCGCTCATTAAATCAATTTAAGCGAGTTGATGATATTGTTAAGCTGACGAGATTTTGCGTCAATGGGAACATTGTGAATGTCCTTATTACCATGCCTATTTTCAATCACAAAATAGAAAATATCTACCCCAACCTCTTTCGCCTTTTCATCATAAAAAGCAAACTCTGGTTCTCGACTGTTAGTATTTGCTACAATAATCGTATCAACGTCTTCTTTTTCCAATGCTGCCACAAATTTATTGCGACAGTATTCATGAGCATCTGATAGGCGAGATTGTGCGAAGTTGTATTCGCCATCTTCAGACGTAAAGAAATCGTCAGAACAACAGATTTCCACATTGCCGCCGAAGAGTTTTGCGGCGGTAGATTTTCCAGATCCACTAACTCCGCGCAAAATAATTATTTTTTTTGTTTTCACTTTGTATTTATTTTTGTTTTGATTTCGTCTAGCGAGGTAAAAATGGTACGACCTCCAGTTTTTTGATAAACATGATCGACGCAAGTGTTGATGTATTGAGGATCATCGCGCAAAGAACCATACCATGTTTTCTTTTTCACGCTTTTCATATGAACGTGTCCATGTACGTTTGCCAAACGACCACGCATTTCGTGCGGGTGAATAGGGCAGTGCGTCAGCCACACTCTCTTATACGATAGCATACCATGAATTTCGTCAAAGACTTCTGCTCGAAGTTTGGTGGAAACATAGTCGTCGTGATTTCCGCTTATCAAAATTTTGCGCCCACGAAGGCTTCTATAAACATCCAAAGCTTCATCAGAAAATGCGGCATCGCCCATAACATAAACAATATCATTTTTGTGGATAGTATTTTGCCAGTATTTACAAAAGATATCGGTATTATCCTCCATAGATTTTACCCACGGACGAAACTTAGCAATATTTTTATGACCCAAATGCGGGTCGCCTACAAAGAATACACTCATTTTGATTTGCCCTGATCCACAAAATCATAAAGCTTAAACGGATTTGCACTGGTGGCAAAATCAGCTGCACTATATTTAAGAACATAGCCGCCAATTTTCTTAGCGCAATCTTTAGCCCATTGTTCTCCATCTTGTAGAACACCATCATATGATTGACTAAAATTGTTTTTTTTATCAAATACTCTATATTTACTGAATGACATATTGTTATTTTATTGTTTCAAGGATAATTAAAAGGATAACTGCACAGACTATTTGAAAATTATTCATAAGTTAATTTAAACGCTACCACTCCCGTGTCAAAATTATTGGTAATGTAACACTCGATGAACGCTTCGTTGCCATGAAATTTGCTGGAGTTAATCTGAATGATATATTTAGTTTTGTCAAGAACTAATTTGTGTAAATTTTCGGGCAGCGGTTCGAATTCTTCGCAGACTGGAGTGTCTCCAAGTTTCCATGGAAACAATTCGTTTTCACCGATCACGGTTATTTTGGGCATTTTCATTATTTTATTAATACTGTGTGTTTGATTTCGTTGATGATATCTGTCATTTTAATCAATGAAAGAAGATCTTTACGACCTTTTCTTTGATAGCCTGTATACATTGGCATACCGAATCCGACATTTAATTGAGAAAGATCGCATAACTTTTCGCATAATCGTGCTAAAAGTTTTCTGTTTACTAACAAGAAGTCGTTTTCGCGTTCGAATGCGATGATATTAGATTCTCCATAAAGCCAACCTCTTTTACCTTGTACGTTAGAGAATTCAATCCAGACTACTTCGTCGTTGTATTTATCATCCGCACGTTTTGCTTTCTTGCGCGATTTTACATCTACCGCAGTTCTTGGTAGTCTTTCACCTTCGATCCAAAAGTCGATGTGGCGGATTTCTTCTTGAAAAGAAGTCTTCTTACAAGAGAGATTAGCTTTGCGGATAGCTGTTTCAAATGAAGATTCTGCTTTATCGCCGCTCTCAAATGATTCGCCTGTTTTATCGTATTGACTTTTAAATGCCATCTCTAGTATATGATACTAAAATCTTGCCATTGTCAAGGGAAATTTTTGCATTTTTGTCTTTTTTACGAATAAAATTTAAAAATGGTTTTAATTTGTGTTGCCGTTTAATTTCAGTGGTGAAGGGAGTGTCGCAATCAAATCGCCGCCAATAAAATTCTCTAAAGATGCGAAAATCTTCCAGCATTGTTAGCGGATCGCCAAAAATAAATTCAATTGTTATGTTGAGCGGTTCTGGTTTAATAGATAGAAAGAATCTCGTATGATTGCCTTGGGTAAGGTGAAAAATGCGCGTTGTCTCTACTAGATATTCGTAATATTTTTTTATTTGAACCATTCTCGCGGAGGGATTTTTAATTGAGCAAAAATCATAAGGTTTAGAACGGACAAAAAAGTCTTCAAATGTAGACCGAACAATTGAATTGTCGCTGTTTAACTGCTGAAAGTTCATTTTTTTTATTTATAATAGTGTAAATCAGGATATGGCACAAGGACAAGATCGGATAGCAAGCAGTTTATTGGAACTTCAACCCACAGCTATTATAGAGTTTTTTTTACTATATTTCAATACTGTTGACAATCCTAATGCATTTATTGCGTTTCATGGAGGTTCTGTTTATAATCAAGGCGTTGTTTGGCAGGGCGTTGAATATCTGCCCATTCCCGTTGAAACTGACGGGTTTGAGGTAAATGCCAATGGTCAATTGGCGAGACCAAAAATGCGGATTTCTAATAAAGATTATTTTGCGACTGATTTGTTAATTAATAATGATGACTTACAGTTTGCTAAAATTATTCGCAAAAGAACTTTTGTCAAATATTTGGACGATGTTAATTTTGATGGTGGCAACCCATGGGGTCAAGCAGACGCATCAGCAGAATTATCCAATGACACATTTGTCGTTGGTCAAAAGACAGCAGAAAATAAAACATTTATTGAGCTAGAGTTGACTTCTCCACTTGATTTGGAAAATTTTGAGATTAATAATCGCTTGATTATGTCTCGCTATTGTTCGTGGCATTATCGCGGTAATGGCTGCAACTATAGAGGCATTCCTATCGCAACCGAAGAAGGAGAAAAGTTGGTTGTTGACGATCCAGAAGAGTGGTTTACTAATCAAGCAAATAAATCGTGGTCTTCGCAAGCTTCTTACACTTCTGGGAAAGCTGTATATATTGAAAATCAAAAAGTGATAGTGAGTGACCCAGCATCTCCATTATCAACAGGATTTGCAAAAATTTGGTATGTCTGTCAATCTGGTCACAATAGCTCAATCTCTACGATACCAGATAAAAATCCGTCCCTTTGGAAACGCGATGGTTGTAATAAAAAACTTGATGGATGCAAATTACGTTTCGGTAAAGGCGCTATTGAGTTTAATGAAATCAGCGAGCAAAGAACTGCGTATTTTGTTGACTTTTCATCACGAACTGGCGCATTAAGATATAGTAATATAGCTCCAAGTGCCAGCATATCTGGATCATCGCAGATTGCAGGTTCTCCAGCTACTGCGACTATTGATTTGATCAGTGGTACAAGTAGCATCTGGCAGGCTACGGGTGGGGCAAATCCAGGAGCGACTTTAGAATTAACATTCAATTCTCCCAGAAATGTAAATAGAATTGATATATACGACAATCCTTCGGGGCTTAACTTTAATAATGCTTACATTAGATATTTTAATACCGATACTAGCGCAAATCCTTTTGCATCAGGCACATTAAGAACTATACCCACTAATGGAACGCGATCTACCTCTGGTTTTGCAAATAGGCTGGTAAATAAAATAATCATTTCAGGTAGTGGTGTTAGCACTGCTTCATCTTTAAGCGAAGTAGCTGTTTTTGAAACAAATCCTCCCCATTTGGTTTATAACGATCAAGAGTCTATTCCGTTTCATAGAAACAACTTTTTTCAAATTTCCACTTGGATTGGATTAACTGGTCGCGATCTATACTCTAACGAGCTATATTCCGTTTTTCAGAATGTGAGTGGTGGATGTAGATACAGTGGTATTAACTTATATATTTCAGGACAAAATTTGCTGCTTGATTTTGCCACGCGCACTACGGGCGGATTGTCCAATAATAGAACTTTAAGTATGCCTTGGAGAAACGATGATCTAAAACCATTACATTTAATATGTTCTGGTGGCAATGCCACGGGATTAACTCCGACGGGAACGACTCAAGGATATATTGAATTAAGTGACGGCATATCAGAAAGCAATCGCTTTATTTTATCAGGTTCAATTGGAGAATATTTTAGATTTAAAAATACAAATTATCAAAGCGGTATTGTCGGCAATCAGTATCGTTTAAAATTTGGAATTAATGATTGGCAATTTCCTACGGGTAGCGAATTTGTTCCTAATCCACTAGGAGCATCAAATCAGATAACCAGCAATATGAAACTTGTCAGCCCAATTAGATTTGGACCAACCGCATTTTGGACTGGTGCAAGTGGCGTGAATGTTAGAATAGAAGAAGCGAGCCAGTCTGTCTTTAAAGATTATGAAGATTTTACAGGTCGCGCATCAAATACTACTGGTTTATTAGCTTGGTGGGAGATGGAAATTAATGATGGAACTTCGGGTATTGCGGCAGATAATAATTCTGCGAAAAAATTGATTATTTCTGGAGATTCGCCTTCTAGCTTTAATATCTCAAGAGTGGGCGATGTCAAACTCGGACAGATTCTCAATTCGCCAAAACAAAGTATCGACCTGCCATTCGGTGGGTTTCCTGGAACAGAAAGATATGGCTAAAGAAATAAAAAACAAATCAATCACTAAAATAAAAAATTTTGTAGTCAATTCTTGCAATGAACAAACATCGCAAGAAGTATGTGGATTTATAGGATGGAACGATGATGGATACGTCGCCACGGTTGAAAAAAATGATGCTGCCGATCCTAAAAATTTTTTTACAATTAATCCAGCGTCATATCTAATGTTCGCAAACAATAATGACATGTTGGCTATTTTTCATAGTCATATCGTTGGTGATGAAACTCCATCGGAGTTTGATATAAAGATGGCTGAAGCTTGCTGCGTTCCTTTTGTAATTTATTCTCTAAACACTAAAAAATTCCATATTTATGAGCCTAGCACATGCGAATTGAATGTAAAAGCATTTGCAAGGGTAAAGGAAACTTTTAAATGACACAAGTAATACTACACGGAATTTTGGCGAAAGAGTTTAGAAAAACTTTTAGCTTGGCAATGAAACGTCCCAAAGAGGTTTTCGACGCTATTTCGTGCGCTCATGGCAATTTCCGTAATAGACTCGTAGAATTAGCTAACCAAGGAATTCATTTTACTCTACTTATAGATGGCAAAAAGATAACTACTATAGAAGAGTTATCTATTGTATCTGATAATCAAAAAATTGATATTGTTCCATTGGTATGTGGCGCTGGCAGAACTGGCGCTGCTATTGCCATTATCGCTCTTGGTGTATTAACTGCTGGAGCTGGATTGGCTGCGTCAGCTGGAATGATTGGGGTAATGGGAGCAGGAGGAGCGGCAACTCTTGGCGGTATAGCCGCAAGTACTTTAGTTAGTGTGGGAATTGGTATTGCTATGATGGGACTTCAAATGATGTTGGCTCCAAAACCAAAAATGGAAAGACCATCTGCGGATGTTAATTCCGCAAAACAATCTTTTATATTTTCATCGAAAGCCAATGTTGTAGAACAAGGCATACCAGTTCCAGTTGGATACGGTAGATTAAGAGTCGGTTCAGCAGTTATACAATCAACCATAAAATCATATCCACAAGCCTTTGAAAAAGAGAATTCTCTAGCTTCTGACGGACAAATACAAACTAACGATAGATTAACATGAAACACGTTAATAAAAAACTTTTAATTCGCGGAGCTGGCAAAGGAGCGCCAAAACCAAAACCAGCAATTTTAAATCCGCCAAAACTAGGTGGGTTTAAAACCGTTGCCTCTTATAGCGTGGCAGAGATTATTGATTTGATTTCTGATGGACCAATTGAGGGTTTGGTAGATCAAAACAGTCGAACGCTTAGCAAAGACATTTTCAAAGGTATTTATTTGGATAATACGCCTATACAAAATACTGAAACCTTGAGTCTAGCTACAATTTACAACAGCTTATCAATCTCTAGCTTAACTAATGCCATTAGCAGTATTTTTATTAAAGACGGGAAATTCAAAACAATTACAAAACAACCCTTACCAACCGAAGGCGTATTTTTCTCTCGATATAAAGCAGACGATGATGCTTATTACCAAACATCAATTCCGAATTATGAAAAAAGTTGGTCCATTTCCTATAGATCACTAAATAGTATAATTCCATATTTTATATTATCTGGTAATAAAATAGAAATCCATCATAATTCTCCGATTGTAAAAAAATCTGCAATTTTGACATCTTTCGAACAACATATTTTAGATAGATCGAAAAATGGGGGAGATGCCGAAACTAGATCTTTTGCTCAAGCAAATATTAAAGCGTTAGACAAAATTAAAAATCTAATAAATCAATCAAACTATGTTTCTGATACCCGTGCAGCGGGAAGGGTAAATACGTCTTTTATTATTATTGATGTAAGTGGCACAGTAAATTTGCCAATAATTACAAGCGATAAAGATATAGATTTTTCAATTACTGGTTTATCTGATCAATTCGATTATGTATATACGTTAACTCAGCCAGAGATATCTAATAATTTGTATACAGGAAACGTAAGAAGCGTCGTTATTATCGCTGCGCCATTGAGCGAATTAGGTTCATCGAGTCAATATTTTTATTATTTTCCGAAAAGTCTTCTGTTGTCTCTAAATAAAAATCTTAAATTGGATGCAAAAGAAAAATCATTAAATATTACTGGCGGAACCAATGATTTATTTAATTTCTCCAACGTATCCTGCGAATTTAAAAATGGACAAGAAAACCAAACGAGTTTAAGTAAATTTGATAAAGTCTTCAATGATTATGCTTATGAAGCAAGATTATTGGGACCATTTATCAAATCAGATGCGCAAGCTATACAAAGAATTATTGTCAATGATAAGGATACACTATTTAAACTTGGAGCAGCTGGTGTTGGTAAAGATAATTTAAGCATATCACAAACCGCTTTAATGGCTGGGCAAGAGGGATCTCAAGATTCGAGGGGAACAAATAATTATTCTGATTGGAATAATGAAAATGAAAAAAAAGACTATGACTCTTTAGCTGTTACACATACTATTGAAAACCCTTTCGTAGATAAAGTATCATTATCAATTATTGTTAATTCTTTGTCCGATACAATGCATGTTGATGTTACATCAATTCAGGGTATTGATGGAGGCAAATTAGCGGCTGGATCTAAGATTCCGTCAATTGTAGCTATCAAAATTGAAACAGGCAAAATAACCAATGGTCAAAAAAAAGACGATAAATCATATTCTTATTCAATTGTTGGTTTAATTGAAGGCACTTGTGCAATTGATTTCGGCGCAGATTATAGCGAAGCAGAAAATTTATTAAAAGACTCTGTTAAATTGATTGATGGAGAGAATTTAAATAACGCAAATTTAACTCGTCCATTTGATCTTCCAACGCTTGAAAATGGCGAAGATCCATCTACTACAAAACGATATATAAAAGTTGTCAAGATATCTTGCGAGACCAACTCTGTATTAATCAACAAAGAAATCGCCTTGGGTAAAGTAACTGAAATAATTGACCAAAGACTTTCTTATCCATTTTCAGCAATTGCTGGAATTAAACTAGATGCTAGAGCTTTTGGCTCGATTCCAGAACGCAGTTATGACTGCAAATTAAAGAAAGTTAAAATACCTTCAAACTATAAGATAATAGATGATGATACGCTACTGGATATTAGATATGTTAAAAGTGCAAAAAATTACACTACAACAAAACAAATATATCGAGGAGATTGGGATGGATCATTTGAAGAGGGTTGGACAGATAATCCAGCGTGGATATTATATGATCTACTTACTAGCAAGCGTTATGGTTTGGGATCATATATCGACGAATCTCAAGTCAATAAATGGGAACTTTATAAAATTGCTAGGTTCTGTGATGCAGTAGATGATGAAGGATATTTTATTGGCGTTAGTGATGGCGTAGGAGGATTAGAACCTCGATTCTCTTGTAATATCTTATTCAAAGAACAGACTAAAGTATATGACGCTATTAATATCATTGCTAATTTATTTCGCGGTATAGTATTTTTCGGAGGTTCGGAAATTCATTTCCTTGACGATAGACCAAGAACACCTATTGCTCTATTTAGTAATTCAAATACTAAAGATGGAATATTTAACTATAGCAACACACGAAGAGATCTACAATTCAATACTGTAGAAGTGGTATATTTAGATCGTTTCGACAACTATAAAACAAAAGTAGAATATATACAAGACGAACAAGATATCCGCAAAAGAGGAATTTTTAAAACTACTATCAACACATCAGGTGTCACTTCAAGAGCTATGGCTCGTCGCATTGGTCAACATATCATTTATCAAACAACAAAGGAAAATCAAACGGTAGACTTCATCGCTGGCTTGGAGGCTTTGTTGTGTAGACCTGGAGATTTAATTGTTGTTGAAGATGAAATGAAAACTCGCTCAACTAACTATGGAAGAATATTAGATGTGGATCTTGTTAATAAAAAGCTAAGAATTGATAATCAATTCAACGCTTCTCAATACACGGGATTCATTACTGTTTATACACCAACTGGTTACTCGACATCTTCAGAGTTAGATCAATTAGCAATAACTGGGAGACAAAGGGTCGAGCAGTTTTCTATCACTGGTAATTTTTTAGGGAATGCTGCATATTCGATTCTTCGTGGAACATATGAATTTTCTGGATATACTTCTGGATTTAATAATACTACTTATCCAGTGCAATTCCCACTATATACAGGAACTGGATCAGCGGGTCAAAAACTTTTTTGTTATTATAATACAGGAGCAACTGGATTTGTTTTCTCTACTGGTTTAGCATTTCAAAATAACACTATATACGATAAGATAATCACTAATACTGGTGTATTTTTTGGAGCAGATATTTCTTCGTTATCGGAGGGAAATAGCGGCAACTATACTGGATTCACATATAGCTCAGCAACAAATAAAAGAACGAGTCCAAGTGGTCAGATATCTGGAGCTATAGATTGGAATACGAATTTATATCCAATCTCGCGAGGTGTTCTTGACTCAGAGATTGATACTTATAATCTTTCTCAAATCACAAAAATATCATTAACTGGTTATGATAACACAGTTGATTACGGAAGCGTTATAGCTTTAAATGCAAACGATCCGAATGTCAGCTTCTTGCCAGCAGTTAAAGCGGGAAGCGTGTATAGAATCGAGCGTCAGTTAGCCTCAGATCAAATTTACAAAATTATTTCTATACGCGAAAACTCTCAAAATGAATATGGCGTTACTGCTACGAGATACGATACAGGTAAATTCGAAGAAATTGAAAAATCTATTACTGAAGACTATCTCGAAAATACTTACTATACTGGAGTGGTTAGAGTGGGCAATGTCGTAGTGAGTCAAGTAGCTACTCCCGTAATAACCATATTCTCTGGACGAGATCAAACATCTAGCAATTTCAAGCTAACGGGTAGATGGACAAGTGGAGCTGGCGGTTCAATAACTGGTTTCAGCGTATCAATCAGCAATTCTTTGGCTGGTTACTTCGAATCAACCATCACAAATCAAACAGGAATACAATTCACTGGATTAACTAATATCGGAAACTGGGGTCTATCAGTTACTGCATTAGCTAAACAAAATAATATTAACTCATCGACTGCTACGACAGGAACATTTGTCGCATATTCGGGGTCTGATATTACAACTATCACTAAACCAGCAATTACAAGCTTTTCTTTACAATAATTTATGTTTTCATATCAAAATAAAGTAGTTGGAATTAAAATAACAGGTCAGGCGGATTCTGACTTGTTTGATATTTTAGTTAATAGTGGATATGTGGGATCGACAACTGGTTCAGGTCAGGGTGATGGCGCTTATTTAATTGGTTCTAGCAATAGTTTGTTGGGTTTAACAGGCATATATAATTATCCTACTGGCTATCCATCGTCAGTGTTGTGGGAACTTTATGAAGATTATTATATAGTGGAATATGAAAGTGGAGCTTCTGCTAATAATGGAAGCCCTCTTTCTGGTTATTATACAGGACTAGGTGTAGATTTTGGCGGCGATTATACCCTTATACACACGGGAGATAATTGGAAATTACAATACTTAGGAGATACTGGGATCTTATCAGAAGGTGGATCAGATCCATCAAATCCCTATGGAACATATTCAGGCGGATTAGATAGTACGATTACTATTTCTCCAGATCCATCTATTCAGATATCTCAAACGCCTATTTATTATTTTAGTGATCTTATTCTAAACGAAGGATCAAATCAGCTTTGCTTTATTAATAATTTAAACAATGGTAGCGGAAATAAATTATTCTACGAAATCGGATTATATGAATTAAGCGGATCAACTTTAGTCAGTCCGTCAATTATTCAGACGGGAGAAGTTCTTCCGACTACAGGAACTGACGAATGTTTATTTTTTGACTTGGCATATCCAACGGGGATTCAAATATCTGAATTTGATCCATTTTTTGATGTGGACACTGGAAATCTTAATCAAATATTCACGGGTAGTGGTGTCCATTTGCAAAAAGATGTTACGTTTTTCTTTGATATTTTAGATCAACAACTTAATTCTATTTCTTCTAATCAACAGTTTGTTGAGAATCCATTGATTAGTGGGTGTGTTTTTGACGTTTTAAATATAGACGGCACGACCGCTGTCGAAAATTTCTTTACTGGAAAATATGCTCGATCTGTAACTATTTCAGCATTAGATAATGAAAACATTTTCGGTGCTTATCGAAAAGACTTTGGAGTGAGATGTAAGTTACCAAATACATTTGATGGATCGGTTTTTACAGGAGTATTTTTAGCATATGGCAATCTTCCAAATATTATAGATCTAGTACCTAACTATGCCGAATTTAGTGGAGCGCCACAAGCTACTGAATCTTTTAGCTCATCAATTGTATTACAGAATAATTTAAAATTTATTCAAATGGATAGATATGATGTTTATGCCTTAACTCAAAGTGGATCGGCAGTAAATGAGTTAACATTCTTGAATCCAACTGCGCAAGAGGGATATTTATTTTCTCAAAGTGCAACTAATGTCTCTGATAGCTACGCATTGACAATTAACAAGGGTGAATTATTAGAAAACACTCCATATTACTTTACGGTCGTTCCGTATGGAGTGCTAGGGTCTGGTAAACCTTTTGTTTTCGGACCAACTACGTTTGTTCCCAAAGAGACAAATTTAATATTTCCGACAGTAAATGCGAGCGCCTTAAATATGTATTATGGTTCTGGTTTCAGCAGCACCGTATATAAAACGGGTTTATTTGCTACAGATAAGGAGATTTTACACCAGTTTTCATCTGGAGAGTTTAGCTCGGTAAAATATTTTGTTGAGATCTATTCAAACGGCACAAGACAACTCTCGGATCTAAAAGGAGTAATTAACGATACAGGGCTTCACTTAATAAGTGAAGCCGTAAACGATACATTAACAACCTATCGGCTCAAAAGTATTTTTAGTGGCTTATGCGGCTTGGAGGCTAGTGGCGCAAGTTATTCTGGCTCCTCTTATAAGCTACACGCTACTATGATCTAATCATTAACTAGAGCTTCTAATCCAGCCAAGAAATCTCTTTTGCCATCTTGAGAAAGGCGAGTATAGATTTTTTTAGCTCTTCGATATGCGCGTTTAGAAACTGGATTTTCTGGCGGCAGTATTTGTCTTAGTTTTTTTGCTTTTTTATTGTTCATAATTTACTAATGTATGTTTCAGTATCTTTAAGAAATCCCATTTTTTGGTAAAATGATTTGACTTTAGGGTGAGAGGGATTATTAACCGCCGTAGCCATTACTATATATTTGCATTCAGTTTGTCTAGCAAAATCTACTGCTGTTTTAAATAACTTGTAGCCAACTTTTGGATTTTTAGATAACCACAAAAATTCAAAAAAGATCTCTTCATTGAATTTCGCATCACGCACTTTATTGAAGGCAATCATAGCGTCGAACTTGTCGCCATTTAAATTGCCCCAAACAAAGAAGTCCCAAGCCAAAATAGATGGATGAGAAAAGTTCGCCTTAATAGTCTCTGGATCGTGAGTTAATAAGGCGTGACCCTCTGTAGAATCCTGTTTTTTGAAAAGCTTATACATATCATCAATGAGCTTTTCAAATTCCAAGGGATTAGTTATCCGTTTAATCATTGATTTTCTTCATCAAAACCCTAGCGGTTTTAGCTGGTACATCCGCGAAGCTATTCCAGTTTTTAGCATCAGCTAAAAGATTAAGCATAGTTTCGTCTTTGTTTTCAGAAGCTACTGCCCACATATCTCGAAGACGAACTTTGAAATCTTCAAGTGAAAAGATCTTCAGTTTATTATTGACATTTTTTTCTAAAGCTCCTTGTGGAGTAATAGGAACAACGCTAGATTGTACAAGATCAGAAATATCAACCGCTTTGTTTTTTGATTTGTCGATTTCATCTGCACCGACAATGTGAATATTTAAAAAGTTACGAACACAACGAACAAAAGCGCGATTGCATGCGATAGTCTCCAAGAACTTCAAGCAGAAGTTGTCTGCATTAGCTTCTGTAGCATTCGCCACATCTTCGAAGATTACTGATTCTCCACTTGTTTCAAAGTTGCCAATCCATTCAATTACGCAAGTTGCAACAACATAATTTGTGCTAATGTGATTAACTGAATAACGAACGCTTTTAAAGCCGCGCAGACGAGCCAATTCTTTGATGCCTCCCAGCATAATCAAAAGCTGTTTATCTTCTAAACCTTCGATAGAAGTCGGAACTTGCATCTTCCGAATCTCAAAGAAATCTTTGTTGGGATAAAGAAACTGAGGATCAATCATGGCTCGCCAATCGACGAAACCGTCTGGAGTAAACTTGTATTCTTTTTTGTCGATTAGTCCATCTGGACTTCTTGTAATTTTATTTTGTATCATAAATATAGAAATGGTTTAATTCGCTAAGTAGCGACTCATTATCCTCTATAAAAAGGTTCTTGTCAAGAATATTTTTGTCTTTTTTCCAGTGATAGGTGCTGGGGTATTTTTTGCCGCGAGCCACGATAGTTTTCGTAGAGTGGAAAAGTGAATTATTAAAAACGACTTTTTTATCTTTTAAAAGAGATTCATCTGTCAAGGCGTATACCTGCACGTTAAAATTAAAATACTTATTTCGAATCGTTGATAGAATAGATGCGTCTTTTACTAAAAGGCTAACACCAATACCCAAGCCGCTAATATAGTTGAGATAATCATCAGAAAGAACTGTTTCCTCATTCACGATAAAAGTGATGTTCTTTAGTTTACCTTTTAATTTAAGAATAAACTGATGGGGAACCATCTTGTCCACGAAGAAAGAAAAAGATGGCAAATACTCGCACCAAGACTCTACATACGAATAAGATTCGAGATAATCGAGTCTAATAAACCAATGTTTGTCAAACATCCCAGGCATCTGTGAAAAAAAATCTGGAACCAATTCGAAAACGGGATGATGATAAAAATCACCAATGAAACGAGTTTTAAGTGGAATAGATTTATCTGGTGCAAATTTTTTGATAATCGCATTGGCAATTTCTTCTGGTAAAATTTTATTGATTGAATCTTGTTGATCAAAAGCATTAAAGCTAGGCTTGACTTCCCAAGGAGCTTCGATATTTGTTTTACTTTCGGCAGAACTCCAATATCCATCGGAACAGGCGGCATAAGAATCGCCAAACAATGCGACAATCGGAATATTATTAAAGCTCGCGTAGTGCATCAATGCATCGCTGCCGCCAATATGGAGTAAACTGTTCTGAACGATATACGCTTGTTTTTTGAAATCAAGATCAAAAATCATTTCGTCAACCGATGTTAATTTTTTTGATTTTGAAGACCCAATTTGAATAATCTTAATCGACTGTTTGTCTAAAAACGAGCGTACGGAATCAAAAACAATATCAAAATACTTATACTGCTTAGATGGAATTTGAGGCTCCACTGACACAGTGATGTATTTCTCTGGAATAACTGGAAAGAAATGTTCCGCCAAAACAGGCTTGCCGATTTTTACACCAAGATTCTTGGCATACTCTTCTATTAAATGACTCATTGTAAATCGAATTGAATTTTATCTTTGCTATTATGAATGTAGCAAATATTTTTTTGAGTTGTTGTCGTCGGCATGAATGCCAAATCAAAATATCCTTTATGATTACCAGCTCCTTCTAAAATAAATGAATTTTCCAACATTTCAGAATATAAGATGCATTTATGAACAAAAAGGCTGTCCTCAATCAATGGAAAATATTCTTGCCGTGTGGCGAAGTAAATATTATAATTGGGATATTGTTTGTGAAGGTTCTCCATGAGACCGTTCAACAAAAGAACGTCCGATTCTCCTCCTTGCGCTAGAACACAGATGCGTCTACCTTCATCATCTTTGTCTAAGACACTTTCGAATTCAATTGGTTTTTGTTGCTGTTGCAAACATACTTGGCGGAAATGATTGTGCATTTGCTCGCGATTGATTTCTTGTTGCAATTTACTTTTCCATATTTTGAATGAGCTGTGATTTTCATCTACCGCTTCTCCAAGCATTTCTGCGTGGAGAGAAATAATAAAGTCTTTTTCATTCGCTTGAAAGTCTGGCTGGTATTCAACATTAAATCGTGAAGGGGGATTATCAAAGTCATAATTAACTTCTGGCATTGAATCAATAATAGATTCTAACTCTCCGCCGATTGCTTCTATCGAACATTCATCTATTACAAACTGGCGAGCCTTAATTCCGATTGCTGCACGTTCAATTGACGGCGTATTATAAACAGTAAGTAACTGTTCGGCGATATGATTAGGATCAGTAGAAGCTTTGATGAATTGGGTTCCAGGCTCTCTGTATTCTGCCCAATTAAGAGGTAATCCGCCGCTTTCTTCTGTACAGTATTCTTCGCCGCAGGAATAGTCTGTGACAAGAGTGATTAGCTCAGTAAGCTTCGCTTCTTGAACTGGGATTTCTTGACCGCCGCTTGTGAATGGGTGGCAGTACACGTCCATGAGGTTGTAGATTTCATTCAATTGATCTTCACTTACTCCATTATGAATATTCGTAGTGCTTACAGTTTTTTTGCCGCCGCATGAAGGGCAGTTGCGTTCTTGACCAACGAACGAAGAAACAAAATAACTCTTACATTGATTACAAAAATAAGTAGTTAGAATATCTTTATCATTAATACCCTTTTCTTGGAGAAGCGTCGGAATATCCCATCCCTCTGACCAATGAGTGTGAAGCAGAAGTTTGGCATTGGGGACTTGCTGTTTAAATATTTTAAAACCTTCCAGCAAATTGGGAACGCTTTTTCTGAGCTGATTTCTGAACACAAAGCCGACAATAAACTCATCGGACAGATTGAACTTTTGGCGCAGTGCAGCGCGTCTATGATCGTCCATACGATAAAATTGATTGATATCTAGGCTACCATGTAGAGTTTTGATATGATCATAGCCCATTTTTTGAAATGCTTTTTCCGCAAAAGAAGACCATACATAGTAGTGTTTGATTTTTGGCGCAGCATCAATAGCAGATTGCAGAATTGGCAAGCTATCAAGCGTAGTCCAAATCATGGAGTTCACTTTGTTCCACCATGGCTTTTCATAGAAACCATCAAATGCCCAAATATCCTCAATACCAATATAGACATCGGGACGCACAGTATTAATAACATCGTCTATACCAAAAGCTCCATATGCAGCTTGACGTTGCTTATGTTGGTCTTGATTGACTTCTGCCATCTTTTGGACATCAGGCAAAGAGCCATAAGTAGTCCATGGAGTGCTATCCGCTTCTGGGCAATGCCTCATTAAACCATTGGCTAATTCAAAAATCTCGTATTTGCCAGTATTAAACAAATAGCGCAAGATATTTTTTTTATGCTTGCCAAATCCTGTAAAAGCCTTACAAAAATTACTGTGTATGAGAACTTTCTTTTTAGTCATCTGCGCGATTTTGCATTTGTGCGTTAGTGCGAGCTTCATAAAGTTTCTGCAAAATCATTTTACAGAATTCACGAACTGCATAAGCTTCTCCAGGCTCAATGCCAATACCAAACTTCAAAGCTGAGTTTTTAGTAATGGAAAATGAGAAAGCTTTAGTTCCATCGGTTTTCGCATAGGGTTTGAAAGAGATTGAGGTTTTATTACTTTCGTGGCTATGAAATGCTTTATATTCGCAGTAGTTTTCGATGGCATTGATAATACCACCTACTTCAAATTCATTGAGTTTAATGATGGCAGTTTTTTCAGGATTTTTTACATTCTCAGAAAATGAACCATTTTTGGTTTTTTCATCCCACGAATGCTGCATAATAGCGTTAACATAGAGGCATGGATCTTTGTATTTGCCAGATGTTCCAAGGCGGAAGGAGAATGCGCAACCGAGGTTTTTTGAATTGGGCTTATAAAGTTGAATCATACCTGATTTTAAATGGTGCGTAGAAATTTTCCACAAAAAGTGTAAGATATAATGTGTCCTATTTAAATCATAATATCCCTACTATTACTTGCTTATTGCGTAATGAATATCTTTTTAATCATGAAAAAGGATATGGCGAGTATACTTCGTGCGATGTTCACTCTGTAGCTTCTATTGAGAAGAGAGTTCCTCTGTTTGAGGCGTTCTTGACTAACGGAGTCAATTGGACTCGTAGACCCATTACAGCATTCTGCTGGAAGCCTTGTGATCCAGTGCCATTGGAACACGCAATGTATTGGGATTGTTTTAGTCCTTATGTTGATGTGCAAGTGCGCACACGAATGAAGGGTCTTAGAGCTTTATTGATTACACCGCAAAACACCAAGGAAGCAGGGGAATATATGTTTACGCTTGATTGGGGTTGGGAGAACAAAAGTATCTTGGATACTAATTTTTCTGAAACGCCAGAACATAAATGCGCTCATGTATTCAAAATGGACAATGGTAACTTCTATGCTTATCCTAACAATCGAATTGTATGGCACGATAATGCGTGGGTCGATAAGCCAATTGACAAAAATCCTGGATATAAAATTGATCTGACGACTTATAGTGTCGAAAATAAACGCACCCTATTTACTGATTATAGCTATATGACGGAATTTACAGAAAAACCACAAGAACCAAGCAATGTCATTAAATAAAAATGAATTAATAAACCAAATACATAATGGTATATTGGTGAAGCTTGTCCCCAGTTCTATTGTTGGAGCTGGCGTGGGAATAGCTACTCTCACAGAAATTGATAAGAACGAAATCGTTTTTGCGCCAAAAGATACCTGTTTTGTTTGCTGGGGCGAGCTTCTAGATGTCGAGGACAATATTATAAACTATATCAAAAAAATCTGTCATCATAATGAACACGGCTTTTGGATAGACTGTTATATTAACGATATAGGTGCAGCTTACTTTGTCAATCATTCAGAAGAACCAAACCTAATTCACGATAAAGAAAGAGATATTTACTATTCCATAAGAAAAATCCATATAGGAGAAGAGCTTACGTGTAAATATTCTCCAGACGAGATTGATTGGGTGTAATAATATTTGATGAGTGCTGCATATACTGGAATAACTATTGAACAAAGATCCTGCTACGATTTAACGCTTACTATACAGCAAAGCACTGGTATTTATAATTTAAGCGGAGTTACTCTCACTGGTCAAATTCGCAGAGAATTCGATGACGCTCTACAAGCGGTTCTCACTACAGAAATCATTAGTATACCAAGTGGTATTGCAAAAATTAGCTTAAACGGAACTCAAACACAAAATCTTGATCTGTCTCCAGCTTATTGGGATCTATATGCAGACAAGTCTGGACAATGTTCAGATAAATTAATGTATGGTCCCGTTTACATTATTAAATCTGCAACTAATCCATGAGCGAATTTGTCATAAATGTAGTTCCAGATCCATCCATAGTTATTGATATAAGTAGTTTAGATCAGGCTGTGTCGCTGGATATAAGCCAAAATCAACCAAATTCAATAACAATTGAAGACGATGTTAACAACGTGTTGTTGAATCCAACTGTTTTCTATAATGGAATTAATATAGTTTATTGATTCTTATTAGATCCAATAAGCGGTTCCATAATATCTCTAATCAAAAAGGTAGAATGCTGACCAAGACTAGGTATCATTGATAGCACTTCTTCATTACGTAGGAAGACGCTAACCATCTGCAATATTTTCGCAGGTCGAGAGCTTTCATACAAATATACTTCACATAAGTAATTGAAAATCGTTTCATAAACAAACAATCGAAGCATTAAATTGAAGCAAGAGTTATATTCTTCAGTGAATTTGTCTTGATCAAAATCGGGGAAAAGAGATTTATAATCCATTGCGAACTGTTTTTGATACGCCAACGGAGTCCCCATGTTAATAAATAAATAGCACAAATCAAGCAACTGATTGCCCATATAACCATTTTGTAGGTGCTGAAATTTAAATAGGTTATTTTTAATTAAAATATTGTCTGGGTTCAAGCTTCCGTGACAAAAATCAGAAGTCTTACAAAAACTCTGCCGCGAAAGATATTCAATTTCGTTCTTGAGAATATCAAGAATTGATCGCAAACTCTCCATATTAGAATGGCTTTTAATTGCGGCGATAGAATGTTCTGGAAGTTGATTTATATCGCAGCGAGCAAACATATCATTGATATAATGCGAAAATGTTCTATCGACAGAAACGCTGCGTAATTGATTAAAAGTATACAAGAAAGAATCGTTGTTCTCCAAGATAGAAGAAAGACCAAATTCTGTCACTGTTTCAGCAGATTCAAATGAGGTGACGATATATTGCAAAGACTCGCCATATTTTGTTTTTCCATGCTTATAAGCGACAGGAGCAAACGGAGCTAACTGTTTGAGAATATTAAATTCATGTGCAAAAAAAGAACTATCCGCATCAAAAGAATATTTAAAATAGCGAAGTTCTCCATCAACTACCGCTTTAAAACAATCGAAGTCCATTTTGGAATCTAAAAAACGGACATCTTCAACAGAAGAGAATCCAATTTTTTTGAGTAAATTCTCTACTAACAATTCGTTTTCAGCGTCTCTTCTATCTAAAGAAAATAGATATGGTCTGTCTGCGTTAGTTATAGTTTTCACTTTATATTGTAACAAAAAAACCCAGTCTTTCGACTGGGTTTTTATATATGTCAGTTTATTTTAATTAGCCCACGTAAGTTCTGCTGTTCGTATAAACCGAATCAATGCTCGATTTATTGATCAGTCTATCCCGATTGTTATTGCGGTCATAAACCGACACTGTCTTTAGTGTTTCGCGACGAAACTGGGCGTTAATAACTTCTCCACTTTTAAGATAGAGACCAAAGAAACGACCTTTTGTTTGCTTCATTGCACCGACTGCTGATGTTTTATTTTGTTTTTTCATTGCGCAGATATACTAAGATAGAATTACCCTTTTGTCAAGAACTTTTATTGTCAAATTACGACTTTTTTTACCAGAAGCGATAAATTGTGCAACTTGTGTCTGTATTTTGTTTCTAAAGATATTTTTAATTTCGCGAGCATGCAATTTACTTGCATCATCAACGATATCAGAAATATTAATTTGGCAGTTAATTTTTATTCCTTTTTTATTTGCACGCTCCTTCAATTCGTCAAGGCATTGGTCAAAGATTTTAAAAATTGCTTCTTCATTGATTTTCTCAAACACGATTACTTCATCAATTCGCGATTTCATTTCTGGAGATAGCGCTTTACTCACAGAAGACTCAAAAAAAGTCGTGATGTCTTCTGCGTGAGACATGAAGCCCATAGATGGCTTGCTCGCCTCCAAAGCGCCAATATTGCTAGTAAGAACGATGATTGTGCGAGAGAAGTCGATATCGCGACCATACGAGTCTTTAAGCTTGCCCTCGTCTAGAATTTGAAGCAATAAATTCAATACAGCGAAACTGCCCTTTTCAATTTCATCAAACAAAATAAGGCTATTGGGATTGTTGCGCACAAACTCTGTCAAAATGCCTCCTTCATCATAGCCGACATATCCTGCACTCGCTCCCAAGAGGCGCGATACAGAAACCGATTCTTGGTATTCGCTCATGTTGAGTTGTAGATAACTACTTTCATTGCCAAAAAATTCTTTTGCGATTTTTTTAGCGGTATAAGTTTTTCCAACACTCGTTGGACCAACGAACAAAAAGCTAGATAGAGGTTTGTTGGGAGAGTTTAGTCCAGCCTTCGCACACGCAAGGCAATTATAGATTTTGTCAATCGCTTTATTTTGACCAAAGATTTCTTTTTTGAAATTTGAAGCTAGATCGGAGAATTTCTTGTTGATGTTGTTTTTTAATGTTTCTACATTAACTCTCGATAATTCAGAGACGACTTTCAACAAATCTTCTAGAATAACAATAGATTCAATTGCTTCGTCTGATTGATTTGCGGCATTAAAGATTCTTATTTTTGCTTTTGCGAAAGAAAGATCAATTACATCAAATGCCTTATCAATAAATTTCTTGTGCGGCAAATAAGTTTCACACATCTCTACTGACATTTTCAATAGTTTTTTTGGAAATTTAATTTTATGATGCTTTTCGTAAGCAACTATAGCTTTCGAAACAATGCTTTTCATTTGCTCTATATCTGGCTCTTTAATATCCAAAGCGTGGAATCTCCGTGTAAGTGCTGGATCTTTTTCAAAATATTTTTTATATTCTAAACATGTTGTTGCCCCAATGCACTTGATTTCACCGCGAGCCAAAGCTGGCTTAATTAGGTTAGCCAGATCTGGAGAACCGTCTCTACCGCTACCAGCGCCAATAATGCTATGGATTTCATCAATAAACAAGATAGCATTGGCATCAGCTTTAAGTTCTTCGATCAGTTTATGGAAACGCATTTCGAATTGACCACGATACTTGCTGCCAGCAATCAATGAACCGATGTCTAGTGAGTATATTTTTTTATTTTTTAATGGTCCACTATATTTAGGCGAAGAGATATTTTGCGCCAAACCCTCAACTACAGAAGTTTTACCAGTGCCAGCTTCTCCCAGAAGAACGCAATTGCTTTTGATTTTACAGCTTAAAATTTCTTCAAGATTACTGATTTCTTTATCTCGACCAGAAATTATGCCGAATTCAGGCTTCGTTACAACATCGTTTAACAATACGCAGAATCTGTTAATTTGAGATTGATTAAGTTGATTTTCTTCTTTTCTGACATCAGAATCATCTTCTTTTTCAGCGAAGTCAAAATCATTATCATCTCCAGCTATTTCAAGATTGTCATTTTTGAGAAATGCTTCGATACAGTTTTTAAAGTGTTCCGTGTCTATTCCATTTTCTAAAAGAAAATCGCAAAACTTTTCTGAGCTTTTCAGAACTCCCCAAATAAAATGTTCAGTTCCAATGAATAAATTTCCATGTTTGATTGCGAGCAATGTAGCATGATCGACACAATCTTCTATTTCTTTTTCAACGATAGGTTCCATGTGTATGCTCAAAAACATATCTGGATTCTTTTTGGCGAATTTATCTACAACAGTATGAACCGTTTTATTCTTAATAGATAAGCCCCTGCTTTCTATAAATTCTAAAAAAGGTGCATTGCTATTTTCCCACAAGGAAATAAATAAGTGATAAATGTTTGTAATTTTGTGATTTTTAGATCGGGCAATGTTACTTACGCCAGTCCAAGATTCTAAAGCACTAAATGTCCAATTCTTTTTGTCGAGATCCATCATATTTAATTACACAGTTACTTCAGCTCTGAGAGCTTCATGTATATCTTATCTTCTAAAAGTACAAGTTTGTCAAGCATAATAATGTCATTATTCTTTTTACCAATACCTATAACGACTTCTCCCTTTTTAGGAATTTTTTTACCAGAGCTAAGAAAGCTTGTTAATTTCGCCTCACGCGAATTATCCATAAGTAACATCGAAATGTTTCCTCTCTCATCAGCAATGTCAATACGAGCATATTTATTTCCATTGGCGCTAGTGCGAGAAATAGAATCTATAACAAACCCGACAGAACATACTGTAGCGTTATTATTGACCGAAGGTAAATCCTGTGAAGAAACAAAATGAGACTGACTAGCTTCCTTGAAAACTTCTCGAATATTTTGTGAATAACTATAACCAAGTAATTTGCTTTCGAAAAACCAATTGGCATATTTGATGTGCTGTTTATTTTGATCATAAATTTGTCTGTAGGGTTTATATTTTGTTTTAAATGTTTCGAAACGCTTGTCAGAAAAGATTTCCTTATTGTTGTCTCCGACAGCTTTCGTTTTGACAGAATCATTGATACTTTCTAAAAGATTGAAATCATATTTTTCTCCTAGAATAATTAGATTTCTTTTTTCTCGATCTGTGAGAATATTAAATGTTTGAGCCTCTAACACTAATCGACAACGATCTTTCTCAACAAAGTGATCTAGCAAACCTGCTTGAATTAATCCAGACATCAAGCCTACATTGACACCAGCTTGTTTTGCCGCTAAGAACACCTCATACTTGTTTTCGAATGCATTCTGGCGAAACTCTAGCAATGATTCCAAAGACTTCGTAGAAACACCCTTAATCGTATTAAGACCATAACGAATATCTTCTCCCTCAATAGAAAAATCAATATGCGACTTTGTTAAGCTTGGAGGCAGAAGTTTAATTCCGAACGATGATAGTTCTTGAGAGATTTTAAGAATTTCTTCATGAGGACTTGGCTCAAACTGTGAGAACTTCAACAAGCTCAAAAAGAACTGCTGTGGATAATTGAATTTGAGATAGATGGTCGTTGCTGCCAAATAAGCATAAGCCATCGAATGTGATTTATTGAAAGAATAATTTGCAGAGTCTTCAGCGACTTTCCATAGAATTTCTCCAATTACTGGATCTAAGTTATTCTCTTGAATCTTTTGAGAGATCTTGTCTTTCCATTCAGCCATTTTATCTACTTTCTTCTTGCCGACAATCCGACGAAGTTGTTCTGATTCATCCAAGTTGAATCCGACCTTTACAGCCATCTTCATTAGCTGCTCTTGAAACAAAGGAATGTTGCCAGTATAGGAGAGAACATCATCGAAGAATGGATGAATAGATTGCGATTCTCCAGTCCTAACATATTCAGCATACTTGTCTAAGAAGTCTAATGCTCCAGGTCTTGCGATAGCAACTACCGCCGAAAGCTGTTCTAGATTTCGAGGAGCAACTTTTTGTGCAACTTTAAAGTTTGTGTCTGCTTCGATTTGGAACAAACCCTTGGGAGCTTGAAGAGTTTGCAGTGCCGCATAAATAGATGGATGCTCGACATCAATATCCCGAACATTTAAACCAATTTGTTGGCAAACGTCATTGACTACTGATAATGTGCGTAAGCCGAGAATATCGAATTTAACCATTAATTCTGCGACATTGTTCATATCATACCCCGAAACTAATGCTTCTTCTCCTGTATTCTGCACAGGCATAATCTCTTCGAGTGGATAGTAACTGATAGCGATGCCAGAAGGATGCACTCCGACATTCTTATTGAGACCCTCGATCTTTTTAGCGATGCGGTAGATTCTTTTATTTTTGTTAGCAAATTCTTTAAAGACTTCGTTTTCTTCGTATGCTACGCCGAGTTTCGCTACCTTGCCGAATTTCTTAGGAATAACATCACTAATTATATTGACTTCAGATTCGGACATTTCTCCAACAATCTTACCACATTCTTTAATGCAGAGCTTACTGCTTAAAGTATTCAAGGTGAGAATTTTAGAAGTTCTGCCAGCGTATTTTTTATTAATATAATCTAAGACTTCTTGTCGTCTATCATAACTAATATCATTATCGACATCGCATAAGAGAGACCCGTCCAAAAACACTTCTCCATTGTGTTCAATTTTTCGCGCACGGCTTTTTGATACAAATCTTTCAAAGAATAGATCATGTTTAATGGGGTCAATATTAGTTACGCCAATGGCGTATAGAACTAAACTTCCAGGCGCAGAACCCCTTCCCGCTCCCGTAGGAATTCCTGTTTCATAACAAAAATTCATGACATCCCAATTTAATAGAACATAGTCAATAAAGCCAAGCTCTTCAAATACAGATAACTCCATCTTGAGACGTTCAAAATATTTTTCCTTGTTTTGAAAATCGAGTATACCTTTTTTCTTAACTCCTTCAAAGCAGATACGGCGCAAGAACTCAAAGTTAGAAATATTATTATCAATACCCAAGCTTTGATAATGCCGCTCCTCAATTTTAATTTCAGGAAGTTTTACTCCTGCTGGAAACGGAGATGCGTAAGATGTGAATTGTTCAATCATAGGTCAATGTTAAAAATTTGTTTTTTGAAAATCTCAAAAGTCATTTCGACATCATAAAGACTATCGTGAAGTTTTTTTGGATCATGAGGAATATCGTAATATTTTAGCATAAATGCTTGGCTAGTCTTTAATCCTTTTTCACGGATATGTAACATCTTATACTGCCAAGACAAGAAATTTTCTTTGTCGGGTAAGATATTCTTAAAGATAGCTGTTGATATTGATTTGGTGTCGATAATTCTATCAACGTAAGAATGATCGCTTTTCATTTCCATCAGCTTACGCCAAACATTGATCATATATACATCGAAACCCAGCAAATTTTGACCAATCACTAAAAATGATGGATCATAAAGATACTTAGAAAGCTTTTTGAAAACTTCCATTGGATCTTCCGCTCTGGAGTAATAGTAGTCTTTATCAAAACCAGTAATTCTTGCAGCATCAGCGGAAACATTAATATTATCCCAGCGAATAAAGTGATCATGCTTTGAGATTATATTATGACCTCGACAAACGACCCATGAAACCTGCCAAGGTTTAGAAGATGTTAGATTCAATCCCTCCGTTTCGGTGTCTACACAGATATAACTCTGATCTTTTTTAAATCTTAGTAAGTCGTTCATTGTTGGTTAAGAGTTGTTTCGAGTTTATGGTTGTAGGCTTCCCAGCAAAATTCATCGCTGCCAAAATGATTTAAATTGGGGCAAGAAAGAGTAGCCTGTCTTCCAAATTTACGATCACTGAGAATCTTATATGTTTGGAATGCATCGCAATCAGATTTATACTTATAAAAAATAGACTGCACAAATTGAGTAGAATAATTTGGCGTTCTTTGAGATACGTAGTGGGCAATAGCTTCTTTTAGTAGATGATCGAATGGCAATCCATTGTCTTCGACAAAGAATACTGGGTTAAGTCCACCAATATTAGGAATGCAATGTCCCATAATCATTTGATTATTAAAGATGAATGAATCGTAAAAAGGAACCGCTAACATTAAATCGTCGCTCCATTTAGCTATCAAGTCGTCATTAGAAATCGCTTTATTTTGACTTGTATTAATAAATGAATAAAGCTTGTTTAGAGCTTTGCATCCATTATCATTTTTTGCAAATGCGATCAGCTTATGATTAGATTTTTCATTACCATCGGAATTGCAGCATACAAATTTATAGCCAAAGTGCAAATCAATACCCATCTCTTTTGAGATTCTAAAAGCTTCAAAGAAGCCAGTCATTGATTCTTCAACTAAGAATAGATGTTTAAGACCGCTTTCTTTGGCAATTGAAAAGATACTATCAGAACCGTCCGATGTTTCTTTATCGGGATGGTTTAGTGTTAAAATGGATTTGCTCAATGAAAAATGACTGGTAAAGATTGGGATCATGAATGGGATCATATTTGATTTTTTGTAGAAGTCAAGCATAAAAAGTAACCAATGTAAAATTTTAGTGTAAAAATAGGTATGCCTAGAGAAAAAAAACATTTCCAACAGTGCGTATATAAAATTATTTTTAATTCTTTATCAAAAATCTATATAGGTTCAACAACTCGTTGGTCACATAGAAAACAAGAACATTTATCTAAATTAAGAAGCAATCAACATTTTAATCAATATCTTCAAAGGACTTTTAATAAATATGGAGAAAAAGAAATTGTTATTGAAGTGGTAGAATTTTGTGATTACGAAAGTCTTAGATCAAAAGAACAATATTGGATTGATTTTTATAATTCAACAGATCCGAAGTTCGGATGGAACTTGGTAAAAAAAGTTGATACTGCTGGGACAAGTGGTTATAAATTTACAGAAGAACAAAAGAAAAAAATGTCTCATTCTGCAAAAACAAGAATGAAAAATAAACAAGAGAGAGATAAAATCTCAAAATCTATAGCCAAAAAATTAAAAAATAATGCATTTTCTTTTGGAGGCAAATTTCATGCCAAATCTTTTAATTTAATTGATCCACAAGGAGCCGTAGTTAAAATTTACAATTTATGCAAATTTTGTCGAGATAATGATTTAAATTACTCAAAAATGATCAGCGTCGCAAATGGAAGACTGATAGAATATAATGGTTGGAAATTAGATGCCAACAGAACAAATTTAGTTCAAAAAAAATTCGAATTTATTTCCCCATCGGGAGAATTGACTATTATTATGAATTTGAGAAAATTTTGCAAAGAACATTGTCTTTGTGTCGGAACGATGTATTCTATTCACAATGATAAGGGTATTTCATGTAGTGGGTGGATAAAAGCCCAAGAAAGTGCTAAAATTCACAAAGGTAAGGCATTTATTATACAAAATCCAGATGGGTTAATTATTAAAGGAAATAATTTATCAGATTTTTGTAGGAAAAACCAAATAAATTCGAGATCCTTAAAAAAAGGATTTGTATCAAAAGGTTTTAAACTTATTAACAATCGCTCTTTCGATTGAAAATCGGGCAACCATCATACCTACGTTTTTCATATTTTTGACCTTCGGGTATTTCAGATTCATTAAAATATGATTTTATTTGTTTTCCATTTTCATCAATAGCGGCAAAATAATCAAAAGCCCACTTGCAAGAACACGCCCACATAGGAGTGCCGTCAATTTTTAATTGATCGGGATATTTTGCGAAGCCGCATTGCAGTGGTCCACTAAACGTCTTGTCTTTTGGAAATGGTTGTTTCGATGCAAAATTAGAATAAGCATCTTCTTTGGAAAAGTTGTCGAGGTATTCTTGAATGGCTGTTAGCTGATATTCAAATCCCTCTAAGTCGTCATCTGAAATCGTAGCCATTTTGATAACGCCAGAGTTTTTCGAGTCATCTAAGTCAAACTTTAGAAATAAGAATTCACTCTCTCTATTAGAATACTCAGGAAACAAATGCTTTACGGCAAGACTATACATGTAGTCTTGTAGATTATCTTTAACATCTTTTCCTTTAAATGTTTCTTTGCTCGTTTTGAAGTCTCGAATCAGAGCGTACTTTTGTTTCTTATATAAAAAGAGCTTATCAATAAAGCCTTTGATTTTATATTTGAATTTTCCGTCATTTACTACAATTTCGAAATCTTGCTCAGATACAGCTAGAGAAGGTTTTCCAGCCGACAAGCCAAAGAAATCATACATCAAGCCATTGAGTGTCATTTTTTTAATCAACTCAATATTATCATTGTCATCTACGCCTAATCTTTTGGCATGTTTAGATATTAGTTTTTCGATAGACTTAACAGAAAAGACATCTTGAGTTTTAATGATTTTATTGTAGATTTTTTTTCTACGAGGATCGCCAAGAACTTCAAATATTAAGTGACAGATAGTGCCGCGATTTGCGCCATCGTTAGATTTGTCAGGAATGCCAAGAACATACTTAGCATAATACATCCAACTACAAGACTGTAACGTCTTGATTCTACTGGCGGATAACGAACTTTTTGGATCACTCATACGGATTTTAATACCTTCCTTAGCATAGACAGGTCTTTTTCTTTAAATTTCTGCTTGTTTGCTGCTACAAAAGTAATCAATTCCTTGATGAATTGAGAACGGTCTACAGGGGTATTGTACCATTTTTTTAAATCAACTCCAGAAGTAAATGCATCAGAGAAGTCATTGTGTGATTCTGGTGGAAGGTTAATCTCAATACAATTGAAATCAAAATACGGAAGAAGATTCAAGAGCGTTTTAACACAGCCTAGATAGCCGTGATTCTCACCATCCAAATCATTATTACCAGCGATAACAATTCTCTTTACTGGAAAAGAGCTGAGATACGACAACATGATAGATTGGCATCCTAGCCCGAAAGATACCAAGCTATTCTTTACGCCAGATTCAAAAAGAGCCATGCTATCACCAACGCTTTCTACAATTACTACTTCGCCAGTTTTACGAATGATAGAATCAACAGTTTCTTCGGCGGGGATATAGGCTGGATAGATCCAGTTTTTTCTTTTACCAATATGTTTCCATTTAGGAACTTTATCATTATCAGAATCAATCTTTCTGCCGCTAAATCCAATGATTTGACCATGCTCATTGTAAATTGGAAATACCATTCGACGATACATCTTTCCAGACTGTGCTAATCCAGTTTTATAAAAATTTAAAGTATCATCTGACAAGCCTTTCTTTTTGTAAAAAGAAAAGTTTGGAAACAGATTGTTGAGCATTGATTCGGGATAGATTGCGTCCATTTCGATTGTTTGTTTTACGGTATATACGTGTTCTTCAGATTTGTTGATTGATGATAGAATTTTTTTAATTACTTTAGGATCAGAACCACAGGTTAATTTAATTAATCTTTCAAATGGAAACTTTTTACTGCCTTGTGCGTAATCTGTCCATACTCCAGTGTTTTTATAAACACAGACAGCAGTATCATTATCACCACCACGATACAAAGCTTTGGTTCGCCAATGATTACCACAATCAATTAAGCGATACCCTATTTTTTCAAGGGTAGGCTTGATATGGATAGGATCAATTGAAGTCTGGGATGTCATCTGATTCATTATCTTGTAAATCTGCTCCGCCTTCCATTACGCGAGCGATATCGCGAAGATCTCCTTTTTCAGTAATGCAAAAGTTATGAAACTCAAGGTTAATGAAATTTTTACGTAGAGTATCGCCAATACTAACAGGTTCAACAGCGCCAGCAATATCTTTACCGAGGTGTCGAGCTTTGACATTGATTATTTTGTGAGTGCCAAAGTTGCGACCCTCACTTTCAATTTCGTCGGCAGTTTTATTGCGTAAAATAAACATGTGAGAACAGAACTGCGTAATTCGATCTGATAGAGATACGATACTTTCATCGTCAATAATATTTTGCGATTGACGGTTGTTAGTGATACCGCTTCTATTTGACTGCACAGATGTAATCATAGGAATGATAGGATCACCTTCATGAAGAATTTCTTTTTGGATGCACTTCTTGAACTTATCTACCATTTCACCGACAACTTGCCATTCGTTCTTGCCGCCGCCAGATTCAGAAGTTGTTTTAATATAATCGAATGAGAAAATCATTTGATTACCACGACCAACTTTTCCATAATAAAATCGCTTGAGAACTTTGATCATTGCGTCAACGTCCATGCCACCGACATTATAGTAATAGAATTTGAGATCTTTAACCTTTGCCCAAGTAGAACGCACTTTATTGACGACTTCTGATCCAGCTTTTCTCCAGTTTCCTGTTTCGAGAAGATGCATTGGAACACCAGAAATAGCCGCGCATTGACGCATAATAAGCTCTTCTTTGCTCATCTCACCGTTATCAAAATGAAGAACTGGAACATTATATTTCATAGATACTTTTGTGGAGTAGTCCATGCACCACTGAGTCTTACCCACTCCAGATCTAGCAACAATAACAGTTATATTTCCTGGTCTAAGCAGAGATCCGTATATCTCATTGATTTTTTCATGAGGACCCATCATACCAAATTCGGTAATAGGATTGTTGCCGCGCTCCTCAATCAACGCTTCCATCTCATCATAGATGTTTTCAGGCGTATCGTTACCAATCTCATAAAGATTGATGCGTGAATTATACGAGTCGTCTGCCGCTCCAATGATTTGACTGTAGCTCGACTCTGGAGCAATAGACTTCATCTTTCGAGCGATATCTTGTGCAGATTCATAAAGCTCTCTGCGAATAGTAAATTTTTTGAGTTCCTTAGCAGTTTTGATTAGATTGCCATGTGGGACTTTGCGCATGGCAAGAGAGCGAATATAATCAGCAGGATTCAAACGATCCTCAAATGATAAGCCAAGAGAAGATACTCGTTGTGCGACAATAACTTCGTCAATTTGATCGCCAGAATCAATCGCCTGTTTAATCACAGTAAAGATGGAGCTGTGAAGCCCAGAGTCTTCACTATAAAAGTCCTTGTGGCTAATAAAGTTTGAAATTTCACAATAACTTTCTGGCTCTTTGATTAAAGCTGCCAACAGTTGTTTTTCTAATTCTAGGTTGTAGATCATCTGAGTGGAGAATAATATATCTTTGGAGTTTGTCAATCACAAAATTACGCCAAATGAAGAAAAGAGTTCTTCATTGATTTCTTTTCATCTCTTTTTAATTGCTGAAGGTATTTAAACCGATTGCCGTGGAAAAACTCAACATATTTTGTATGCTGACCGCCTTGAACTTCAACAGCAACTTTTTTATTGGCGTTGTAAAAATCAAAAGAAAGGCGAGTGCCGACAAGCTTAAACTCTTCAAATACAATATCGTTTTTCCAATAAGGGAAAAGAAAATGCTTTACTGAAAGTTGAAACTTGCTACGGCTCTTGCCTCTCCATTTGATCAAATATCTTTTGGCGTTTTTAAGTTCTGCGGAAGCACCACTGATGGTTTTAAACTTCATCGCAGATTGCCTTTTTGAAGTAACTGATCAAGAATTTACTTAGTGCTTGATCTTGCTCAATTTTGCTAAATACTGAATCAAGCCCTTGAACCTTACCGAAAGCCGAAAGAGAGTTTTCTGCAAGCAGTTCCTCAAATTCTTCTGTCGCTGTATACCAAGAACCACCTTTCGTGACGAACTCCCACAAGAGAAGAAGATCAACAATTTCTTTTTCAATCCATATAGAGTTACCATTTGTGCGACCGTATTTAATCGGATAGGCGATGGTAAGATTGGTTTTTTCATTTGGCGATTTTTTGACAGTGACCTTAGCAAAGTGACCGATAATGGGATTATTGACCGCATCAATTTGTTTATCAGATGGATTTTTAAGAATCAAATCCCCCTTGTATCGAGGCTCAAATTCAAGAATCCAGTTTGCAAAGTGAAGAAGCGCGTTGCCACCAGTTGCGGTAGTTTGGCGAACAGGAGCTTTTGAGTATGGGTCGAGTTTAATGTCTGCTCTGACTTGACTAATGAATACTGCCATATGTCCTCTTTTTGCTAGAGCGATAGATAGACGCTTCATAAAGTTTGCCGCGATAACAGCACCGCCAGCTACTTTGTTAGAATCTTCGAAGTCTTTATCAAGATCCCCTTTTGTGATTAATCCATCGACAGAATCAAGCAAGAAATAGTAACGATTATCCTCTTCGTTTTTAGTTACAAGCTCTCGCATTACCTGCACTACAGTTTCGTAAATGTTACTTTCGAATACGAAACATGTGCCAGCTTCCCATTCTTCAGATTTAAAAACAAAATTAATGCCAGATCTTTCACGCATCTCTTTTGAGAGGCGACCTTCAGCTTTGATATAAAAGCCTTTAGAGTTAGGCACAGTCTCTAAGAACTGTTTCATAAATGATAGAGCCGCACTCGTTTTGCCTCCTTCATTCATGCCGCAAAATCTATGCAATCCTGGACACAAGCCACCACCTAGTCTCAAATCCAGCTGTAAAGAGCCGCTTGAAACTTTATAGTCAATTTCTTCTTCGAAGTTATAATGATCGTCTGAATTTTGTTTTAAGAACGAACCTAGAACTGCGCTTGACTTTATTACTTCCCTATCTTTTTCTTGTTTAGTTTTTGCCATCTAAAAAATTTTTTAATGATTTTATTTTCCTGTTTACTTTGGCATCCTCGCCAACCTTCTCTCCTATATCATAATTGGAATACTTAGATAAGTCAACCTTAAAATTGAATGCACGGAACTTTTTATCCATAGTCTCTTGCAGCTTGTCGCTGACCAAGTAAGCTAAAGAGTCAAACTTCTTATCAAAAGAAGCGATATTCATAAACTCAAGAGAATATCTTTCACACAAGTCATTCAAAAGCTTCATTTCTCGCATATAAAACAAACGCTTATCCTTTGCTGGGACAAGCGTGAGTCTTGCGAGTATATGCTTTTTGTTGATCTTACTCTTCGCCATCTAGAGATAGCATATCTGAAAAAACCATCTTGTCAACTAAATTTTTAAAAGAAGTTTTTGGTTTCCATCCAAGCTCTTGACGAGCCTTGCTTGAATCACCAAGAAGAAGTTCTACTTCGGCGGGGCGATAAAATTTTTCATTGATAGCCATCAATACTCTTTGCGTTTCATTTTGCAAGAATGTTTCATTTAATCCCGATCCCGCCCAATAACCTTGAATTCCAGCTGTTTCAAATGCGAGTTCAACAAATTCGCGGATTGTGTGCGTTTCATTTGAAGATAGCACGTATTCTTTTGGCTCTTCTTGATTAAGCATCAGCCAGATTCCTCCGACGAAATCTTCGGCATCGCTCCAGTCTCTTTGCGCATCAATATTTCCCAATTCAAGTGGATCGAACGGCAGTCTATTTTCAATAGCATATTTAATTCTTGCTACATTTTTAGTAATTTTTCGAGTTACAAATTCCTCTCCACGACGAGTTCCTTCATGGTTGAAAAGCCACCCCTGAACAGCGTAAATTCCATAAGAATCACGATAGACTTTGACTAGATGTCTAGCAGCAGCCTTGGCTGCTCCATAAGGACTTCTAGGGCGAAGTGGATGCTCTTCTGATTGCGGGGCAGTGACAACGTCACCAAACTCTTCTGAAGATCCAGCGTTGTAATATTTACAATGAGGAGCGAACTTGCGGATCGCTTCTAACTGATACAGAACAGCCATACAGTTCGTATTCATGTGATTTACGGGCATTGTCCAACTATTGCCTACAAAAGAATTGGCGGCGAAATTAATAAAGTAATCTGGCTGCTCATTACGTATAACGTCTTCGACATTCTGCGGGTCTGTGATATCAAGATCAATAAGTTTAAATCTTGAATTGTTTTTAAGGTGTTCGATATTTTTATGGTTGGTCACACTAAGTCTTCGCGCACCCGCGACAATAGTATGATCTGTGTTTTTCAATAGATAGTCAGCCATAAAGCTACCATCTTGACCCGTTACTCCTGTTATAATTATTTTTTTCATATTAGACTGCATAATCGGAGCAAACGCCAAAACATTGATAGTTTTTCGTTTTCCAATTTGAATTATTATCGACGATAACAGATTTATTTCCAACTATTTTTTGTGGAAAAGTCCAAATATATCCATTGGATGTCAAAGTAAAGTCATCTTCTTGATGCCAAAAACAATGAGCGCTAATTCCTAGCATTTTTTCTAACGCTGCCAAATTTTTAGCATGACACCATAAACCTTTTTGCAATAGAAATTTTGGTTCAATTTTATATCTTGGATTATCATGACCTAAATAATAAATTCCAGCATCATGCCAAACATCTATTTCGCAATCAATACCCATACATAATACTTTGGTAATATGATTAGGTTCGTTTTCTAATTTAAAATTGACACCCTCTAAATTTCCTCTATGAGATATTATTTTCATGATCGTATTGCATAAGCCATCATTTTATTTGGCATTAAATCTTCTTCATTGAATCTTTTAAAAAAGCTATTTGCCTTAAAGAACTCGGCAGATGGCTCCCATATTTTAATATAAACATCGTTTTGATCGTCAAATACATTGTTTGACCATAATAAAAATCTTTTACCATATAAAAAAATCATATCTGGAAATTTATTATGATGATTAGATAAATGCAATTTATCTACATCAAGAGAATTTAAATCTGGAAAATTTTCAAGGTATGTATCGTATCTTCCTAAAATATAAAAATCGTAATCATCTTTAAAAGATGATGCTAAATTGCTAACTTTTTGTATAGAATATAATTGAGATAATATATTACTATAATTATTTACGCTCCAATGATTAGAAAAATTTGTCCAATTATCATCTAAGTGTTTTTGTATTTTGTTATTGAATGAGAATGCTTTTGGAGCTTCAAAAATATATCTCTTTGGACGATAGAAATCTTTTATAAATATATCGGCATCTTTTATATTTTTTAAATCTTTTAATCCACTCCAAGATGAACAATTGAAATAATTAGATTCATTATCTATCCAAGAATGGCAAAAAAAATCAACATCGTAAGTGTTTCTCAAATTTTCATAAGACTGAATTACTTTTTCATGATTTACGAATCTAGGTTGACCGAATAATAATATCGCAATTTTCATTCTTTGTTGATATGATTTTCTAAAAACGAATTTAAATCTTCTGGCGTACCAATTCCCCACATTTTTTCAATTTCAAAAATTTTAATTTTTTTGCCATCTTCAATAGCTTGATTAAAAACAGGGCAAACATAAAATTCATTATTAAATCTTATATTTTTTGAAATCATTTGTTCTGCATATTTTACATAATCCGAGCCTTTTTTCCAAAAATAAATACCGACCGTAGCAATGTCTGAGATAGGATTTTTCTCTGCGACTTCTGTAACTAAATTGTTTTCATCTACTTTTACAAAAGACCATTTTGGATGGGTGGATCTAAAAGTTAAAATTCCAGCATCAGCATCTTGTTCTTGCATTTTATACATGAATTCGCTAGTATTCCATTCTACATATTGATCAGAATTAGCTATAATTAGTGGATTATCATTGTTGATTAAATCTTTTGCCAATAAAGTTGTACATGCAGCACCTTCGGTAATTCCATCTACTTCAATAATGTTGCAATTATTTGAAATGATTGACAACATAGAATCTAAATTATATTTTTCTCTATGTGATTTTTGAACAATAAAAGTATGTGGACTTTCAAAACCAAGATTATTAACCACTACTTGAATCATGGGCTTTCCATTAACGTCGATCAAAGGCTTGGGGAATGTGTAACCAGCTTTTTCAAAACGACTTCCAGCGCCAGCCATTGGAATTAAAACATTTAATTTATTATCTTGCCAATTTGTATTCATATTGTTCTGTATTTTTTTAATAAAATTAGAAATCTTTTCAAGATTTAAATCTTCAGTATTTTTAACTCTTAATGTTTTGCAACCTGCCCTTTGAGCCGCTAACAATCCATGAGGAGAATCTTCTACAATAACACACTGTTCTGGGCATAGATTAAATGCAGACATCGCATTCCAATAAATTTCTGGATGTGGTTTAGAATTTTTTACGTCTTCATTAGACAAAATTAAATCCATGTATTCAATAATACCAATCTTTGACAGCATAATAAATACAGATTTTCTAATAGAGTTAGAACAACAAGCTAAAATATATCCTTGTTTTTTTAGATCTTGAAATATTTTGATTAATTTATTATCTGGCTGTAGCTTTGAAATAGCTTCAACTGTCAACTGTTGTTTTAAAGACCAGATTTTTTTATGAAAATCTTGGTTTAATCCTTTTGTTTTTGAAAGAATATTAAGTTTTTCATGTGTTTTTAAACCATCAAAAATTGCAAGATGTTCCGATTCAGAAATAACATATTCATTTCCAATGGATGAAAGCGCCTGATTGAAGGTATCAAAATGCATTATTTTAGCGTCAACTAAGACACCATCCAAATCAAAAAAAATAGCTTTAATCATAGGTCTCTAAAAAGTTTGTATTTAAAATTCTGTAAATTCATTCGAGAAAGTTTTACTCCGCTTTGCTGTAGATTAAAACCAAGCAGACATTCTGGATTAATAGCGCAACCAGAATCTGCCAATTTTGGAATCACATTAAATGTGGAAAAATATACATTCATATTTTCATCAGATGAAAACGAAAACAAATCATTTACGGCGTAATCCATATGTATGTATTGATTGTTGATATAGAGATTTGAGCTATCTAATGACGACAAATCTAAATCATCAATAAAAAATAAATCGGTTCTCATTCTTAATACCCAATCAAATTTAATATCATGCATTGATGAAAAATTATTTTTTAATTTATTCACCATCGACATAGAATAGAACATTGATGATATATTTTGAATCGGATGCGGAAATCTTGGATCGGGTATTAAATTGGAAGAAAAATCTATTGGCTTTTCTATAAGATAGCAATCAGCATTAATATCTAAAAAATCTAATATATTTTCTTTTTTATAGCCATCTCTTTCTGGAAATTGATTCCAATAGCTTTTGCCTATAAGAGAGTTGTCATTCCAAAAATGAGCGAAAATATAAAACTTACAATCATTTTTATTGATTATGTGTTTTGTATGAGTTTCGAAGCACTCTTTAAAATTTCTTATTTGACCAGAGTAGCAAATAGCAATATTCATAATAGATTTGAAATATATTTTTGAGTTAAATTGTTCCAATCAAATGTTTTAGCGTATTCTCTGATCGCTTTTCGTCCGACATGAATACAGCCATCTCTATTATTAGAGATTGCCGCCGATACTATTTCTGCATTATAAATTAAATCTTGTGGGATAATTGTAATGAATGGTAAAGAAGCGTCTAAATTTTGAGCAGCAGCTTCTGAAATTACTAAACCAAGTCCAGCACTTAACGCTTCTAAGCAGACCAATGGTTGAAGCTCTAACGACGAAATTAAAACTAAGTTAGTGTAATTAGTTAAATTTTCATAAACCTCTTCTCTTGTCCAAGAGCCTAAATATTTTTCGTCAAGTGAATTAAATTCTGAAATTGTATTTTCACCAACAAAATAAACCCAAGCATTAAGTGACTGAATAAATGCTTGGTTTTTTCTTTTGTCAATTTTGCCCAAGCAAATACTAGCATCTGGAAATTCTGGCTGAGCTTTAAAATCAAAAGCATTAAAATCAACACCGTTTGGTAAGATTTTTACTTTTTGTGGAGAGATGCCGATATTTAAAAGGAAATCTCTTTCCCATGTAGTTAATATAAAAAATTCGCAATCATATAAATATTTTCTAATAATTGACTCATGAAATTGTTTTGAAAGCAAAAAGCTTCCATCGTGATTGGTTATAATTTTTCTACATTTTATATGTGGCATTATCTCGTAATGCGAACCATAATGTAAATGAACTATATCAGGATTAGTTTGTTGTAAGATATTTAAAATATCTTGAGAATTTTTTTCATTAATAATGGAAACGTCATATCCACTTTTTTTCAAGTTTAAATATTGGTTCCATACAACTGTTTCTAGTGCGCCCCATCCAGTTGGCGGGACAGAGATTTCTCCTGGAGTTATAAAGCAAATTTTCATAAATTATTTATGTATAAAATAAACATCTTTTCTGTCTATTTCGTATTGTTTAAATTTACTGGTGAAAGGTTCTCCAATCAATATTGATTTATCGGCAAGCAATTTTCTAAAAATATACTGACCAAGCCACATATCAGAATTAAAATCTGGCGATCCCAATCTTATTCTTGTTTCACAAAATTTATTTAAAAACAATAATATGTTATCATAGTTTCCTCCGATAACTCCCATATTGATTAATTCAAGTCGATGATGACAAATCATGAACCAAACATAATCATCCCATTCGGCTTTTTCATGAAGCTGTAAATAAGGAAACTCATTAAGCATTATGCTGTCTTTGCAAACAAATAAATCAATATCTGGAAAAGAAGAGATAATTCCCGAAGGATCTTGGACAATTGTAACATCAGATCCGTCAGTTAGAAATACGTTATCAAATTTATTTTCTTCTAAGAAGTTTCTATAACAAAAGAATCTCCAATCATTATTAGAGTAATCAGATGGATTGACTTTGATGAATTTAATATTTTCCGTTGTGTATTCGTCAATAAAACTATCAGTTAGGTTATCATAAAAAACGAATCCATTTAGTCCTAGTGATTTTACGGAATCATACCAAGGCTTAATATATTTTATATCATTTTGGAGAACTCTCCCATCAGAAGCACGACCAGTGACACAGGAATCTGCTGGATCATTTGGATGTATTTTTTGAGAAAAGTAAGATGTCAATAAAGCTGAAGACATGCGGTTTATGTATGATCATAAATCACAAATCAACTTCTTCAATATGAATTTCTACATTTTGTAGATCTGGATTGTCTACAAGTATTTCTTCATGTTCAACGAAAGAAGAGTCGTCCCAATCCCAATCCGTATCATCGTCATCACTTAAAAGGAATTCTTCTGAAGCCATAGATGAAACAGGCTTCTTACTCCAGAATCGGCAACTCCAGTAGCGAGCCTTCCAGCGAGGACCAACATTGGTATCGCACTGATGGCGAGCGCGGAAATTTTTTCTACGATCAGGATCATCTCTGCGAATCTCCATGTTAGGATCGCCAAATTTAACCATCACAGTGTTTCCTTTGTCATTTTTGACATAGACACCAAATTTTTTATTAGATCCACTTGGGAGACGAAACGGTTTGCCAAGAGTCTTTTTCTCGGCTTCGCTGTAATCAATATCAAATAAATCAATATTGCCCTCTTCTTCTAAATCAACGCTCGCTTTAAGCAAGTCAATACGCGCCAAATCAAAATCAATAGAATCAAATTCCCAAAAAATATCTTCAGGCTTTTGATCGTAATAAAGTTCTTCACCTGACGCTACATCTTGATCGGCAGCTCTGTAGGAATTTTTAACTTTACCGCCAGATTGCATTTTCAAAAACATATTAACGCGAGCCATTGCCCAGCTGTTTCTATTCTGACCAGGTCTATGAGACGAAGAGAACGCTCCCAAACCGCGACGATATATTTTCTTTAATTGAGATAGAGTTACTTTCTTGCCAGATTTTTCGTTATGATTTTTAACCTTTTCTTTTAAAGAATTAATAATCTTTTCAGAGAATGCAATTTTCGCACCATCTTTAGCCGCTGAACCTGCTGGATTCTTATTTGATCCTCTCCTGCGCTCAGACGGTTTAGCGGGGGTTTGCGCCCCGCTTTTAGGTCCAGATCTTTTCGCCGCTTCTGAATTTTCGAAGAGGTCTTTAATTTGAAGAGAGAAATCTAATTCCATACAAATATGTTACACTTTTTTTTTAATAAAAAATCAACTTTCGCAGCTAGAACATGTTAAAATTGATCTAGCTAGATCTTGTGACGGATTAGAGCTTCTTTGATAGTAAAGAGATTTGATACCTTGTTGCCAAGCAAAGATCATTAACTCATTAACTTGTTTTGGTTTTGTACCAGCAGGGATCATCAAATTGAGAGATTGTCCTTGATCAATATAAGCTTGTCTTTGAGCGGCGTGAATAATGACTTCTTTCTGAGAAAGCTCGGCAAAAGTTTTGAAAACATTCTTTTCGTGTTCTGTAAAGAAATCAAGATGATTAACGCTGCCACCATGAATCAAAATGCTTTTCCATGTTTTTTTATCATTTTTACCTTTTGATTCCAAAACTTCTTCAAGTTTAGGATTGCGGAAAGTAAATTGACCCTTAGCAAGGTTCTTGACAAAATAGTTGCTGTTAAGAGGTTCGATACTTGGACTTACTTGCCCCAAAATAAAGCTGGAGCTTGTAGTTGGAGCGATAGCAAGAGTTGTCGTATTGCGACGACCGTAACCCTTTAATACCTCTGGCTCACCAAACATCGTAGCCAACTCTTCAGAAGTTTTGTCAGCGCGTTTACGAATTTCTGAAAAAATTGCAATATTCTCAAAATGAGCGTCCATGCTTTCCCATGCAATCATTTTAGATTGAAGATAGCTGTGATAGCCAAGAACTCCCATACCTAATGCGCGATGATTCTTGGCGAACTTATGCGCAGCTTCCATCAAACGATTGTCTTTGGTTTTTTCAATGAACTCTGTCATGACAGCATCTAAGAACATTACCATTGTTTCGATAGCATCTGTTTTTTCGATTTCATCCCACCAAAGCAAATTCAAAGAAGAAAGGCAACAAACAAACGATTCATCGTTTGAGGATGGAAGGAAAATTTCAGAACAAAGATTGCTTGCATTGATTTTATAATCTTTATCTTTGTAAACTTGCGGCGCTTGATTGTTAGCGTTATCAGAGAAGAATAAATATGGATAACCAGTTTCAGAACGCTTCTTGATGACAGATCCCCATCTACGCCTTTTCTCTTTGTCTCCATCAATCATTGATTGCATCCAGCCATCTGGAATTGTAACACCGATAGACATTTCTTGAATAGAGTGACCTTCGGAGCGGATCTTCATGAACTCATCGAAGTCGCCATGATCAATCGGCAGGTAAGCTGCAAAGCTGCCTCTGCGAGCG